ACAAAAACTGGCGATAATATTGATGACACAAGCTATAAATCTTTAAGTACAACAGCTTATACCGAGGGGACCACTATTCTATGGAGAGTGCGTACAGCAGGTGTAACCGGTACATATGGAGCTTGGTCTGTACAAAGAACGATCGACGTATACGCCGTTCCAACTGTACAGCTCAACGTAACTGATTCAACGGATTCTGAATTAACTACACTTGAGTCTTTTCCATTTCGTATTAAAGCAGAAACCGCGCCGGACACACAGTCGGTGTTGAGTTATCATGTGTCAATTACGTCTACTCAGACTTACAGCACAAGCGATCGTACAGGCACTGAAACAGTAATCAGTAGAGGGCAGGAAGTATATTCATTATTTACTGATGGTCCACAGAATCTACTCGTTGAATTGAATGCCGGAAATATCGATCTTGAGAACAATATCACCTATAAAGTGACTTGTACTGCCTCCTTTGATTCGGGACTAACAGCAAGTGCGGAATCCGAATTTGATGTAGGGTGGACCGAACAAACTTACGGCATTAATGCTGAAATTGGATATGATTCAGATACATATTCTTGCTCTATAAGAGCATATTGTGCTGACGAAGAAAATAAGCTTATTCCTGGTGTCACGCTTGCTATCTACCGGCGTGATTATACCGGTGAATTAATCGAGATAGCCAGCGAATTGGATAACTCATCATACACATATGTGACCGACCCGCATCCGGCTCTTGATTATGGAAGATACCGGATAGTAGCAACTGAAGTGGCAACAGGCGCGGTAAGTTATTACGATGTTCCGCCATATCCAATAAAGGAGACATCCATAATCATACAGTGGGAGGAAACCTGGGATAATCTTGTAACAGAAGGTCTTAACGAAAGGGACATCGTCATGGAGCCATTATGGTCCGGATCACTCGTAAAACTTCCTTATAATATAGATGTTTCAGACAAAAACGGAGTTGACGTCAGTCTTGTCGAATATATAGGGCGAAAACGTCCTGTATCATACTATGGCACTCAGTTGGGTGAAACGTCCTCCTGGAAAACAGAAATCCCAAGATGGGATATTGATACATTGTATGCATTGCGTAGGCTGGCCGTCTACACTGGTGACGTTTATATCAGGGAACCGTCCGGAACCGGATACTGGGCAAATGTTGCGGTGTCAATCAGTCAGACACATTGTGAAGTTAAGATACCTGTATCGTTTGATATAACAAGGGTAGAAGGAGGAATTTAACATGCCAGACTGGACCAAGTCTATGGAGCAGACTTTTGAGTATTACGTCGTAGACCCTGGGACCTGGTGTGATAAATCCCAGATAACGGACATGATACAAAGCAGTATTGAATGGGATGCAGACGCTGATACACTTGGCTCTGCATCTTTTGATGTCGGTAGTGTACTTGGTGAATGCTATGTTCGTACATACCTCATAACAATTCAAAATGGAATAAGAGAAAAGTTTCCAATGGGCACTTTCCTGATTCAGACCCCAAAATCATCTTTTGACGGTCGGTATCAGAAGGTGTCCATTGATGCTTATACGCCATTATTGGAATTAAAAGAGGGCATTCCTCCTTTAGGATATTCAATTCTGAAAAACGGGAATGTAATGAGCAATGCTTATAAGATCATAAGCGAAAATATGCGAGCGCCTGTTATAAAAACTGCAAGCGATGATACACTCTACAACGATTTTGTAGCAAACACCAGTGATACCTGGTTAACCTTTACAAAAGATCTGTTATCAAATGCAAAATACAATCTAGGACTTGATGAAGTAGGCCGTGTTCTTTTCCTTCCGGATCAGGACGCGGCTTCTTTACAACCCGTTTGGACTTACACCGATGATAACAGCTCAATTCTATATCCGGACATGAGTGTCGAGCATGATATTTACGGAATCCCGAATGTAGTAGAAGTCTATTATTCAGGAAGTCACGACAATTACTTTGCAAGAGTCGTTAATGATGATCCAAACAGTCCTACTTCAACAGTTAATCGTGGACGAGAAATTGTTCATAGAGAGACCGATCCGCAATTCTCAGGAGAACCAACAAACCGTCAGGTCAAGGATTACGCCACATCTTTATTATCCCAGCTTTCATCAGTTGAATACACAATTTCATATTCGCACGGATATTGTCCGGTTCGTCTGTATGATTGCGTAAGACTGAATTACGAACGAGCTGGGTTAATGGACATTAAGGCAAAAGTCACAAGACAGTCGATTGAGTGTAAACCGGGATGCAAAGTGACTGAAACCGCAGTATTTACAACAAATTTATGGAGGTGATGTTTCATGGCGTTATCGAAAAATCTTATTTCCGATTTCGTGAAAGCCACGACCGATGATAAGAAAACTGCCGAGGAGACAACCCTCTACGGCACTATTGTCGAATATAATGGAAGTAAATACGTTCGTCTTGACGGATCGGAAATGCTTACCCCTTATACAGCTACAGTGGCTGCTAAAGCTGGCGAAAGGGTTAGGGTTTCGGTTGGTAAACACTCCGCAACTGTAACCGGCAACGTATCCAGTCCGGCAGCTCGAACTGGTGATGTAGAAGAGCTTGGGCAGAAAGTGGATACGTTTGATGCTGTGATTGCTAATAAGGCGACTATTAAGGATCTGGAAGTTGAGCGTGCTCGAGTGGATGATCTTGTTGCCGATAATGTTGTTATTAAAAACCAGCTTACCGCAGATTCTGCAGAAATCAAAGATCTCAAAGCAGATAATGTCGATATTAAAGTAAAACTAACCGCCAGAGATGCAGAAATTGAAAATCTGAAAGCAAATAAGATTGACGCGGAAGTTGTGTCGGCGAATTATGCCACAATCAAAAATCTTGAGGCTACTCAGGCGAGTGTGAAAGAACTCTCTGCCAACAAAGCGAATATCACAGATCTTACTGCAGCTACCGGTCGGATCGATAAGCTGGAATCAAAAGATATTGAAACCGATAAGCTCATTGCCGGTAAAGCAAATATCACAGATCTTACCGCAGCTACCGGTCGTATTGATAATCTGGAATCAAAGAATATTGAGACAGATAAGCTCGTTGCTAAAAAAGCAGATATTGATCTTGCGAATGTAAATAACGCATGGATCAATAAAGGTGTTCTCAAAGACGGCTCCATCGGCTCAGCGGCAATCCATGAAGGAGCTGTAACAAACGCTAAGATTGCTGATGCGACGATTGAAGCAGCGAAGATCAAGTCTATCAATGCAGATTCTATTGTAGCCGGTACGATTAAGACAGAGCGCCTTATCATCGCCGGTCCGGATGGTCAGGACTCTATCGTCAAAGCAATCAATATCGCAAACGGCGTATCTGAAGCAGAAGTGAATGGTCAGAAAATCCAGGCCGCTTCTATAGATGTCGTTGACCTGTCTGCGTTCCAGGCTAAGATTGCCCAGTTTGATATGAGTCAAAATGCCATCTATAGTGGCAAGCTGGCTATTAATGATCCAACAAGCGGTGTTTATATTTCCACCACCGGACTTGGGCTTGGTGATGGAGCTCTTACAAGTAAGAAGGAATCTCCAATTCAGATGTATGCCGAGGGTATATTTAGGCTTAAAGGCAAGAATTCATCGTTGGAATTCAATCCAGTGACGGATATATTAGATATTAATGTCAGCAAATTCCGGATTGGTTCAAAAGAAGCAGCCACAGTAGATAACACAATCAAATCAACACTCGAACAGTTTTATTTATCCACATCCCCAACATCCTTGGTTGGTGGCTCATGGAGTAATGACCAGCCCGCATGGACAGAAGGCAAGTATATTTGGAGACGAAATTTCGTAACCTACGGAGATGATCGTACTGAATTCACGCCTTCTGAAAACGGAGTATGTATAACCGGTAATACCGGAGCCCAGGGTGCTCGTGGTCCACAAGGTGCCGCCGGACCCAAAGGAGCAACTGGACCTCAGGGACCGCAAGGTGACAAAGGAGCTACCGGACCTCAGGGACCAACTGGACCTCAGGGACCGACTGGACCTAAAGGGGAAACTGGGAGTATTGGTATAAGTGTAAGTAAATTTACGAGGTATTATATTCTTCAGTCTTCAACGACAGCACCGTCCAAACCAAGTGATGGTAGCGCCATTGGGTCTAATTGGAGTAAAACAGAACCATCGTATACCTCAGGATCTACTAGCACATTATATTTCGTCGATCAGACTGTGATGTCAAACGGAACTATTAAATATTCCGACGTTTCAAAATCATCCAGCTATGAAGCTGCTAAAGAAGCTTGGAATAAGGCTAATAGTGCTAATAGTAAAATTGACAATCTAAAAATCGGTGGAAGAAACTTGATTC